AACGTGTTTCCTAGGTAAAACAAATGAATTCATACAGAAGTTCTGTTACACTCTTTTAAAATTCAGTGTCAATAATTCAAATAGTGATCATGTAATGTTTAGCAATCTTGGGTTTGAGAACACACTGCTAATGGTAAAAGGGGGAAAGAAAGTTTTTAAAACAGGTAGATCACGTCCGTATCGCTTAATCATACCTTATGATCCCAATGTTAAAGACATTTTAGGCTTCGGTGACAACTGGACACTCTTTGTCTATAACAACCAAAATTACGCTGTTTCACCATGGTCACAGATACATGAGGAAATACTCAAATACGGTTTGAGCATATATTATTCTATGTTTTCACATCTGGCCACCTGCTGTACCAGGTCAGTTAAATCTAGGATCCAAGATTTGACATTAGGTAATATGATACCAGTATTTTTAGCTTATCATCAAAAAAGGAAAACAGAAGGCTCTATTTATAATGTCAGGTACTTAACTGTGAATCAAATGGGTGATTATGGCACCTTAGAGGGTGTACTCAAGAGCTTCGCATACTTTAATTATACACCATTTGACTCTTGGCTAAAACACAGCATATTAAGTAACTTTAAGAAATTTTCGGAAGGTGTTGCAAGATTTAGAAAAAGGACCGATGGGTTATCACAGGCACTTCTAAATTCTAATTTGACACATATAGTTACTGGTGATAAAGTTGAAACAACACATGAGCTGGTGGAAATGATATATATGACTTATATGATGGTCAAGTCACCAGTCACAAAATCAGTTGAGCAAGCCTCAAATTTAGTACCGGTTTTACAAGACATCAAGCAGTTCGAAGAAACACACGGAACAGATACTGACCTGAATACTGAAAGCTTCCACTTCAATGTTCTCGATATGGATCCAGTTGTCTATGAAGATGATTTTAAATATGATCCTGTCTTATGTCAAGCAATCGGTGATTATGCTGCAAGTTACATTGGTATACACAATAAAGGCTCTATAGCAGAGAAATGGGAAAAAATAATGTCCAAACCCTTTAAGAACATATCCAATTCTCATGGTTTGAGAGGCACAAATCAAAAAGATTTCTTTAATAAAAAAGGGCATGAAATAGTTTATAAGACTATACAAAATGTTTTCAAGTATGACTCTGAGGCTATGTCAAAATTCGATGCTGAATTTGAAACAGGAAGTTATAAAGAATTGCTTGATGTTGTGGATCTTAACTGTTATACTATAAGTGATTACTGCTCAGGTAATGAGTTGGAAAAGTGTATATTCCACATAGTAGACAAAATGCAGAGGGCATTGGGTAGAGAAATATTTGTCATGGAATTAAACACCAAGTGTTATCAGAATCCTTTGGAAGAATTCTTTGGACACCTCTGTAAATTTTTCCCGAATGAAATAATCTCTAAGCCCTCCGCAACCAGGCCAGATAAGATACATAGCATGTTCTATCAAGGGAACAAGTCAGGCTGGGCAGAATTCTGTGTTAAATATACTTTAGATTGCAGACGCTGGGGCCCGCATGCAATGATGCAGAAGTACATACATTTCATACACGGTATGTCACCTATACTGCCTCAAAGTTTCCTAAAGCATTTTTATCATGTAGCACTAAAAATGATAAGCAATAAGAAATATGTAACAAGAGAGTATGTGGTAAAATTGTTAAGAAATAATAAGGCTCACCATGAATTGATGTACTTATTAAAGAAGTCTGATTTGG